TGTAGAAGAAAGTCAAACAGATGAGCCTAGATGGGTTTTAACAACTAATATTATTTGCTTTCAAATGTATAAAAAATAAGGCCGATTAGCTCAGTTGGTTAGAGCGCTAGCCTGTCACGCTAGAGGTCGCCAGTTCGAGCCTGGTATCGGTCGCCATATAAATAAAGACATCATCAACCCTTTAAAAGGAATATAATATGACAGATATTACTTCTTCAACAATTACTACTACTGTTAATAATGAGCCAGCTCCTACTCAACAACCAACAATTCCTACACAGCATTTGGATTTTGTTAACCATGCAGATGGAATGCTATCTTATCTTACTTCTGAAGTTGCAAGACATAATGAATTACTTGCTCTTGTAGATAAGGTACACAATCAGGTAGCATCACTTCATGATAATTTAAAAAAGGAAGTTGTACAAGTTGAAACTCTAGTAAAACAAGACGTACAGCATGGAAAAGAAACATTTGCTACTGTATACTCATCTAAGAAAGTACAACAAGAAATTTTATTTGTTAAAAAATTAATTAATTTTATTCCTTTTTTAAACAAGCATTAATATTATCAGTGAAGTGTTACGGTAGCACAGCGGTCTCCAAAACCGCGGGCTAGGGTTCGACTCCCTACACTGGTGCCAATTTTTTATGGGATGTGTATGATTAAAAAAGCTGCCATCTTTGTAGACCATCCGAGATGCTCTGTGGCGGGCGTTAATTGTATAACTGATGCTTTAGATTCTAAATTTAAATTTAAAATATTTACTAAGCATCAGCTTCCTGATACATTTTTTGATGATGTTGATCTCATAATTATACCTGGTGGCTTTGGTGATGCTGAGACATTTAAAAGTGTCATGAAACATCATACAAAGACTATCAGAGATAAAGTTCTTAATGATAAAGTAGCTTATCTTGGTATTTGTATGGGTGCATATTGGGCAGGCAAGCATTATCTAAATCTTTTAAAAGATAGAGATTGTGTTCAGTATCTTAAAAGACCCAATACAGATACAAGAAGACCTCATGCAAAACAAATTGATGTAACTTGGAATGGTAATAAAGAAAGGATGTTCTGGTATGATGGATGTTCTATTGTGGGTTCCGGTAGGTTTGATACTGTTGCTACTTACAGCAACGGTGATGTTATGGCAGGCTATCAAGGACGGATCGGCCTGATAGGCGCCCATCCGGAAGCAGATAAAGATTGGTATGAACCTTATTCTTGGATGAGAAAAGTCTGGGAAGGAAACGAACAAAATAAAAAATTACTTGTTGACTTTACTACGGAGTTAATGAGAAGATAGGCTTAGATAGCTCAGTTGGTAAAGCACTGGTCTGAAGTACCAGGTGTGGGCAGTTCGATCCTGTCTCTAAGCACCACTTTGGATCCTTAGCTCAACTGAATAGAGCACATCGCTACGAACGAGAAGGTTGGGGGTTTGAGTCCCTCAGGATCCTCCATCAAGGTACATAATGAAAATAACTGCTTATAAACTTTTAAAAGAATAGATAGAATATTTGATTTTATAATTAAAATTTTATGGTTTATTCTTTTATGTAAATGGTTATGGGGAGATATTAATATAGTGGATCTTTTAAAATAAGTATATACAATAAGGGCGGTTAGCTCAGCGGAAGAGCAGTGGTTTTACACGCCGAAGGTCGTAGGTTCGATCCCTACACCGCCCACCAAAAATGCGGATGTAGCTCAGGGGTAGAGCTTTTGCTTGCCAAGCAAAATGTCGTGGGTTCAAATCCCATCGTCCGCTCCAATTTTTAATGGAGTATAAAAATGATCAGACAACAAATGAACATCGATCAAGTAGCTGAGTTCATCAATGCTCAATCACCTGATACCAAAATTTACATTGGCGGGGACTCTGAACGATTTCTAATAGACAATGTCTGGCATGCTGATTATACTCTCGCAGTAGTAGTTCACTATGGCGGCAATCGTGGTTGTAAAATCTTTGGTGAAGTTATCCGTGAAAGAGACTTCGATCAACAAAAAGACAAACCTCGTATGCGTCTTATGAACGAAGTATATAAAATTGCAGAATTATATATGAAACTTTCAGAGGTATTGGAGGATCGTCATGTTGAAGTACATCTTGACATTAATCCAGATGAGCATCACGGTAGTTCTTGTGTTATCAATGAAGCCACAGGATATATTCGTGGAATGTGTAATGTCGTGCCTTTGGTTAAGCCAAACGCTTTTGCTGCATCTTACTGCGCTGACCGATTGAAAGAAATTTTATATAATCAACAAAAGATAGCATGATAGGAGTATATTATGACATTGATGTCACCAGAAGATGTAGAATATTTCCAGACTAAACTCGATCGTGTTATTCAAAAAGATACGATTGATTCCTGGACTTATGTCAAGGTTCTTCAACAAGAAATTGAATATCTCAAGAGTCAATTTCAAGATCATGATACAGGGCATTTGAGAACAGCTGTCAGTGTTCTTGAAAACCGTGTAAGAGATTTACGTATACAAATGTAATAACAATTGCGGGTGTAGCTCAGGGGTAGAGCTTCAGTTTTCCAAACTGACTGTCGTGGGTTCGATTCCCATCGCCCGCTCCAAAATTCAACAGGCAGTGTCGTATAAGGGTTAGTACCTGCTCCTCATAAGAGCACCAGTGTCCGTTCGAGTCAGGCACGCCTACCACCAATTACCCGCAATGAAAAATAGAAAGGAGTCATTAAATGGGTTGGCCAGCAAAAAATCGCCCACGCAAAGGTCGTCGGAAAATCGGATCTGCGAAGCGTAAGGCACGGAGGAATAATAAGAAGTAATGCTAAAACATAAACTGGTATTGGCACTAGCGATAGTGCTATTCGCCAGCTGTACAAATATTGCTTATGCTAAAGATAAATTGATTAAAGCTACTTGGTACCAAGAGGGAAAGAAAACTGCTAACGGTGAAAAATTTGATCCAGATGGACTTACAGCTGCTAGTAGAACTCTCCCTTTTGGGACCATTTTAAAACTGACTAATGTAGAAACAAATGATACAGCTATCGTAAGAATTAATGATAGAGGGCCATTTGTTAAAGGAAGAGACCTAGATGTTTCTCGTGGCGCAGCCAAGGCATTAGGGTTCTTCGAAACTGGTACAGCTAAACTAAAAATAGAAATAGTAGAGGAATAAGAATTAGGAGAGTTGGCCGAGCGGCTTAAGGCACCTCACTGCTAACGAGACGTAGGGAAACCTACCGAGAGTTCGAATCTCTCACTCTCCGCCAAATAAATAGGTGATAAAAAAGGATATATCTATGTCATCTACATTAAAAACAATAAAAAGTTCTTTGGGATTAACTGAAACCAAGATTAGTCTTGAGTATCACAGTGAATTAAATCCTAAACTTTGGAATGGTTGGGAATTAAAGTCCAGCGTAAGAAAGAAACTTTTAGAGTTTGCTGATTCTTGGGCAAATTTCGCTAAGATACCACCAAAGATGATCAAAGATGTTATTATGATTGGAGGTAATACAAACTACAATTACACTCCAAAATCGGATATCGATGTTCATGTTGTTATTGATAGAAACGCATTGAATCCTGATAGAGAATTTGTAGATGAATACCTACAATGTAAAAAAGTTCTCTGGACTCTTACACATAACATAACAGTGTTAGGATATCCTATTGAACCATACGCTCAAGACTCTGAAGGTGGTTATGCCAAAGGTCAAGGCGTGTTTAGTTTGAAAAACAATAAATGGATACAGAAACCAAATCTAGAAAATTTAGATTTCCAACATGATAAAAATCTAAAGAAGAAAGTTTTGTTCTATACTCATATGATTGATGATATGATTAAACACAAAATGGATTTATCGGCGTTCAAAGACCTAAAGAAAAAGATAGCTGATATGAGAGCAGCATCTATTGCAGCTGGTGGTGAGTTTGGTTTCGAAAACCTTGTATTCAAAGAGCTTCGCAACCGTGGATACCTCGATAAGATGAATAAATATGAAACCTCTATAAAAGATCAGGAGTTAAGTTTGTAATGAAGGTTATGATTTATAGTGAATTAGAAATGTTAGTTCGCAATGATATGTTTAGTCTCGGTTATGACCCTGATAATAATGAACATAAAATTAAATATTGGAGTGAAAGATTATGAGTATAGGATTAGTTGAAGTATATTCAAAACCAGATTGCCCTTACTGCACCAAGGCAAAACAGCTATTAAGAACAAGCGATATCCCTTTTTCTGAGTTTAAACTCGGCGAACATTTTACTCGGGAAATTATTATGGATAAGTTCCCCAATGCTAAATCATACCCAATAATAGTTCTTGACGGATTCCATATTGGGGGTTATACTCAATTAGTAGAGAAGTTGAACGAACACCACTCTAGCACACAACAGTTATTGAACGAGGCAATTACATTATGACAAATCCACTATACAAGCGCGAAGAGATTCTTAAAGATCTTCGTTTCCATGTTATCGAAGTATCATTCGACAAGGTTGATGGTACAAAGCGCATTATGAAGTGCACATTGATGCCTGAATACTGCCCACCAAAGACAGACTTTGGTCATCTCGAAGAACAGCACAAGAAGCCAGAAAACCTAAATGTTATCGCTGCATGGGATATCGATGCAGGCGGTTGGCGCTCATTCCGTGTTGATTCCGTTCATTACGTACAAATTATCCCAAATTACTCATGACAAAAAAATTAGTATTGGTTGATGCGATCAGTTCGCACCGTATGCGTTATGTTGTAGAAGTTGAGGACGTACTTGAACATGCCCTCGACACAGTAACTTTGCAAGAAGCAAAAGAGTTTAGTCAATTACATATTGGCGAACAGATCAGCTCTTATCGCGAGATTACTGAAGAAGAATATCTTAAGATTTTCGATACAGATAATGATTATCTTAAAGATTGGGATAACGAAAAGAAATTAAATTTTATTACAAAAATTGGGGAGACTAATAACGATGAGTGATTACTGGGGATGGCACTTGATTTTTGACGCATCTGGTGCAAAAGCTGAACTTATTGACAGTCATGATAACATCTATGCTTTCACAAAGCAACTTGTTACCGATATTGACATGGTCGCCTATGGTGAGCCACAGATCGTTCGTTTCGGTTCAGGTAATAAAGAAGGCTACACTCTTGTTCAGTTGATTGAAACTTCTAACATTTGTGCACACTTTGTACCAGCTGATGGTGTATTTTACATGGATGTATTCTCATGTAAGACATTCGATCCAGCAAAGGTTATTGAACTTGCCACTAAGTACTTCGGTTGCACTAACTATAAGGTTGGTTTCCTCGAACGTCAGGCTCCTCCTGTTACTCCTGTTGAGCAGCAATATACAGAAGTTCCTGTAGAATAATCGAAAGAGTAAATTATGGAATTTGTTGAACAGTATTTTAATGAAGTAGTAGAAATCGCAAAAGAAATTGATGCATCAGCAATAGTTCGATTTGTAGATTTTCTTAATGCAACAAAAGACGAAGGTGGTCGAGTATTTGTGTTGGGCGTTGGCGGTTCTGCTGGCAATGCTTCTCATATGGTTAATGACCTTCGCAAACTTTGTCATATCGAGGCTTATGCACCAACTGATAATACCAGTGAGCTAACAGCCCGTACCAATGATGAAGGATTCGAAACATTTTTCGAAGAATATCTAAAGGTAAGCAAACTTAATTTTAATGATACGATCTTTATTCTTTCTGTCGGTGGTGGCAGTGAGGAAAGAAATGTATCAGTTGGTCTTATCAATGCCATTAAGTATGCTAAGAGACAAAGTGCTACTGTTCTCAGTATTGTAGGAAAGCCAGATGGTTACGCAGCTTATACCAGCGATTGTTGCATTGTTGTGCCTACTGTGGATAACGCTAGGATAACACCGCATTCAGAAGCCTTCCAAGCTGTTGTTTGGCATTGTCTTGTATCACATCCTGATTTACAGGTAAATGCAACGAAATGGTAAAAGCAGTTTTCTTTGACAAGGATGGCGTTCTATCACCTATGATTGGTAATCATGGTGCTTGGAATATGAAAGAAGTATTATTCTTTGATGGAGCCAAGCAAGCCATTCGTCAAATTCAGGATCTGGGTTATAAAACATTTATGGTCACCAACCAACCAGATCCTGAAGTTACTGATGCTTTTCATTTCGATATGATGCAGCTATATAAAACGTACTTTGGCTTTGATGATGTTATCTCAGCCAGAGTACGTAACTCAAATTATTATAAACCTAGTACGGGGATGGTTGACTTCTTCGTAGAAACATATAAAATAGATAGAAGTAAAAGTTTTTTCATTGGCGACCGTTGGCGAGATGTTGTTTGCGGATACAATGCTGGTGTAAAAACAATTTGGGTTAAAGATGGTTTATTTGATGAGTATGAGTGCCCAAAAGAATATAACCATATTAAGCCAGACTATGAAGCTGAAAATGTATATAGAGCATGTTCTTTAATATGGAGTTTGAATAAATGACTTTGAAGTTATACGCCGATGGCGCTGATATGGATGGCATTAAGAAAGCAGCTGCTGACTTAGATATTAGTGGTTTCACTACCAATCCTACATTGATGAAGCAAGCTGGCATTACTGACTATGAAGGTTTTGCT